AGTTCATTTTCATTAAGATTTATTAGTGTGTTTCGGACCAGTTCAGGCCGACTTTGTATTCGCTGTCTAGGGGGCATCGAACATTTAACTCCTTCTCTGCAATCTTCATTGCCTCTTGGGTTAGTTTACCAAATCGTTCAGCATGATCTTTACGACAATCAAACTGATATTCATCGTGAATGCTGGCGACTAATTTAGCATCAATCTTATGCTTACGTATAAGTCTGTCGATAATAACAACCCACTGTTTGCAGATGATTGCTCCAGCACCTTGAAGCAGAAGATTCATAGCAGCATGTTGATGCCTTACATGTAACTTTCTACCATCAAGACCCTTAATATATCCTGATGTAGAAATTTTGTCAACAGACTTTCTTAGTTTAGCTAGTGCGGGTAAGCTTTCAAGAAAATTATCTATTAACTTTTGACCATCGCTTGCTGTACCTCCAACAATGCTACCAATCTTCGATGCGCCAGCACCATAGATAAAAGCATAGATGAATGTCTTAGCTTGGTCACGTGTTTCCAAGCCAGCAGCCTTTTGATTGGCTGTGTGAATGTCTCCTTCAACTACTTCCTTCGTGTAGTCTTCGTCACACATGTAGTGTGCAAGACACCTTAACTCCAAGGAACTTGCATCACAACCAACAAGAACATTATTAGGAGAAGAAGTGATCCAACAGCTTCTGCATTCCACGCCATAGGGAGAATACACAGCCGGAATTTGAGCCATGTTTGGACTATGATGGGCCATACGTCCTGAGATAGCTTTGAGAGTAAGTACCTTACCATGAACTTTATTATCCTCCTCAAGAAGTTCTAGCCATGATTTTATTTGTGCTGTACGTTTGTTAATAAGAAGATACTCTGCAATCATCTGTGCTTCAGGAATATCTACTTTCTTTAATGTGCCTTCATCTACGATGGGATGACCAGTAGGTGTGAAGTTCTCTGGCACCCATCCTTGTTCCATAAGACGTGCAGCAATCTGCTGACGACTTGCAGGATTGAAGATAGTTACTTTATCCTTCAGCCTCTTACCTGTCTTCTCTGAATACCTTTCATCTGTAACAGGAGGATAACGACGTTGTAGGTCTTCTTCAATAGCACGAGACTTATCAGATAGAGAAGCTTGTAACGTCATAGCTTTTTGTACATCAAGAGTAAAGCCATTCTTTTCTTGAACGTCAATGATGCGTCGAACATTGTATTCAAGATCAATAGCCTGACGATACTTCTCTGGTTTTTCTTCTTTGATCTTTAGCCATAGACGAAAGGTAATGTCAACATCTCTGATGCAGTACGTAATCATCTCTTTAGTTAGCTGAGAAAAATCTTGGAAGGCTATCTTCTTAAATCCTAGATCAATCCCCCATGATTCAAGAGAATGTTTACTACGTGTTGGAAACAGAAGCTGAGAAAGAATAAGAGTATCTTCTACTGTAGATACATTTATCTTTGTTCCTGTTAGTCTATTAAGAGTAGGAGCATCGAAGCTTATGCCGTTGTGCATAATGAACTTCGATACTCCTTTAGCAAATACAGGAAACTTAGTTAGACATTCTTCTTCTTTCCATATATTGATCTGACCTGTGTCTACGTTCTTCGTAACAATACAGAAAATCTTTGTAGCATCAAGACTATCTGTTTCAATGTCTAATATTACCTGCATTTATATTTCCTTAGAAGGGAATGTCGTTGTCGTCATTTCCTCCATCAAGATCGTCACCAAGATTAGTAACTTCGTGCAGCCTACCAGTATCCTTGTTGAAAAACAAGTGGCAAGCTACACCAGTTTCACCAGCATATCTATTTTTCAATACACGAATGGTGGTAGTGTTTGCAATATTAGGATCATCAGATTGTTGATCACGTTCCATAGCTACGACAGCATCAGAGAGTTGTGCAATAGACTGTGAACCACGTAGATGGGACAGGCTTACCTCTTTACCATCTTCATGTCCACTGTCTGCACCTGTACGTCGTAGGTGTGATACAAGAAGCAATGCACAATTAGTTTCTTCTACCAGACTGCGAAGCTTAGTCATGAGAATGTCGATGTTCCTACGTTCGTCCATACCTTCAAGACCTGAGACAAGGATAGATAGGTGATCAAGGAAAATCCACTTGCAGTCCAAAGCTTTTACCATGTAGCGTACACGAGCAAGAATTTCTTCAGTACCCATAGAACCAAAATGATCGAAAGCATAGAACCTACCAGTTCCAATGGTTGCTTCTTGCCACTTGAATAGTTCAGCATCTGGGAAATTCTCACGAACCTCACGTATGTACAATCTAGCATTAGCTTCTACAGACATAAGATGGAAGATGGTTGAACGGGTATTCTCTTCAAGAGAGATAACACCAATGTTACCTTCAGCCTGTTTCAGAACATGGTGCATCAGTTCACGCATGACGCTGGACTTACCTGTACCAGTACCAGCCGTTAAGGTAACTAATTCACCTGTACGAATGCCGTACAGCTTTTCATTTGTACCAGCCCAAGGATATAGGCAGGTAGTTTGATTACCTTCTTCGTATAGTTCAGGACCAATATCTTTTAGATTGATAATACCTGCTGGTGTGTAGGTACGTGCTGCCCACCATGCCTGAGTAAAGTCTTGTGCCTTACCATCAGTCAAGTATCCAGAAGCATCCTTTAGCTTACCATCCAGTGCTACAATCTTACACTTGTTTGGTTCAAAGAGTTGTGCAACCTCACGTGCAGCCTTCTGTCCTACTTCATCTGAATCAAAGCATATGACGATATTATTGAAGGAATTAAGAAAGTCATAGCTACGTTTACAGCTTTTGACTGCTGCTGCTGCACCATCCTTGATAGAGACTGCTGCATACTTTGATCCTAGCATCTGATAAGCAGCCATAGCATCTAGTTCACCTTCGCAGACGGTGACATACTTACCACCTTCCTGACAAAGGTGCTGACCAAATAACATACCTGCTGACATAGAACCGGGAGGATCAGCAGTAAAGTTCTTTGTAGCTACATCACGAATCTTGTAAGCTACGAGACTATTGTTTACGTCGAAGTAAGGATAGTAGTGTTTTACTACATCACCATTAGCATTCTGTTGAATACGTACACCATACTTCTCTGCTGTATCTTTTGTAATACCACGATCAGTAATAGCTGATACGTGACCTTTTGCTGTAGGTTGTTGATAACTTACAGTATCGAGTGGCATGTTAGTCTCCTCTGTATATGCCTTATCACCCTTAAAATATTGTCTACAACTAAAGCAAAACATATGTCCGTCATCGAACAATGCACAAGCATCACTCGAACCACACGACTCACATGGAATATGTTTTACAAACTTACTACCATTATGCTTAGTCTTCCCTGAGTACCCTGTATGTAGCAATTACTTCTCCATTACGTTTGGCTACGAAGCCATCTATCGTCTCTTCAATATCATATCCCATCTGAGATGTAAACAGTTTTCTATCTCCTAGTAGTTTCCATATGTCTTCTTCATAAGAAGAATCTTCTACGACTGTTTCAATGTGTTTAGTTTTCACAATAACATTCCACATTCAACAATCCTCATCCTGATAAGAAAATATATCTTTTATAAAATCTGTTTCATTAGACATATATTCTTCAGTCTCTTCTGATGCAAATCTCTTAGCTTCTTTAGGACTATAACCCTCTTGGAGGTATTGAGAGTATAGTTCTTTGTAAATAATCTTACGATCCTTTTCCCATAAATTTTTCATTATTCCTTTCCTTTATTATTATCATATGGGTTACTCATTTCATGGTCACAGGTAAGACAAACCAAAACTTCCCACTCTGTGTGTGCTACCCAGTGTAATGTGCCACACTCTGTACACTTAACTTCTAGTCTTGCGTCTTCTCCTTCAAGAGGACCAAAAATCATTTCACTTATAAATTCTACATCAAATTCATCTGCTATGTCATTAAGAGATTCTATAAAGTCATTATATTCTTCTACATCTTTAGGATCGGATGGGTTGTATCCCAGTTCAACCATTTCAATATTACAAAACTTTTCATAGGTAATCTTACCCTGTTGAAAAAGTTTACGAGCATATTCAGAAAAAGAAGTAATATTCTGTGTATCGGAAATAGGAACTAGAATACGTTTAGTCATCTTACTTTCCCTGTCCTCTGTAACGCTTAAAGTTACGACGCTTGTTCTTGTTCTTTGGCCTACTGTTTACAGACTGACCAATGCTTGTACGCATGTGTTGCTTAACCCATGCTGGCTTTTCTATTCCTGTAGGTTTCTTACTAGCCATCTGCTAATTCCTTCCATGAGACGGGGTAAAGAGGTTCAATAATTTCATTCCACATCTTAGCTAGGTACTGTATCTCTTTCTGTGCATGGTCGTCAATACGTAATTTGTAAGCACGAGCAAAAGCAGATAAAGAACCTGTGACATAGTAGCTGGTGTACATACTTTGGGGAAGAACCATACGTGCTTGTTCAGGTGCTACATTCATACTTAAAAGATCGTCATATATTTCTTTAGCTTCTATAAGAAATTCGTCATATGCTTTACTAACAAGCTGTTGTGACGATACACCTGCATCTTCTGATCCTTGTTTTTTATTTTCTGCACGTCTACGCCATTCGTCTGGATGGTAAAAGACAGGATCAGAGTCAACATATCTTCTACTAACTTCATTGTAACTAAATCCTACTGTATGTTTGAACCTTTGTCTAGCAACAAAGATTGGAACTTCTTCTCGTACTGTAATAACACAATGGGTAAAGGGTGTAAAGTGTTGGTGTTTAGCTAGATACTTAATTAGTTTCTTATCTCTATCACTAAGTTCTGTAATACCTAATGCTGGTATATCTCTAGCCCACTGAGATTCATTCTCAAATGAGACACGAGCAGAATTAACCACCGTAAGGTCTGTACCTAAGCAACTTATAAGTTCACATTTCATAGCTGGTATATCTCTCCTTTTTCACCAGTATAATAAACATTCTTAATACCAAATTCAACGATACATCTACGACAACCAGAACAAGGTTTAGCCATAGCTGGAGAATAAGGTTCTTTATTATTCTCTCTCTTAACCCTTACAACAAGTAAGCTTGTCTTCTGTATATCATCTACGCTTAACTGACGCAACGCATTTTTTATTGCAGATATTTCAGCATGAAGGTGTATAGCCTTTTCGTTCTTGCTATACTTAGCTTGAAATGGATCAGTCTTATAACTATTTACTCCGACACT